TGCCCCAGCTTCGGCTCCGGCTCCGGTGGAGGCGCCTGCGTTTCCTAGCGTGGCTCAAGGCCCTCTGGATCCGCCTGCGCCCCTGGATCCTCCCGCCCCGCCCGAGCCCACGGGAATGATGGACCCCCCGCCGCCCCCTCCAGCTTTGTAATTCACCGATAATGCGGGGACGCCATGACCCAGGTTACTGATATTATTCAGGCGGCGCTCCGAGAAAGCAACGTCATTGCAGCCGGCCAAGTGCTAACGTCGGATCAAACGTCCGAAGCCTTGGACCGGCTGCAATCGTTGGTGCTATCCTCGCTAGGGGACGAAATCGGCTACATCATGGAGGATTGGAACATTTCCAATGCTTCATACGTCAAGCCAACAGGCGTTCCAATTCCGAACGCGGCCATGGCGGGGTTCGCTGTTGAACCCAATTCCCGGTTGCTGTTCAATCTCACCGGAATACTGACGATCGTTCTCGATCCCCAGCCCCAGGACGGGCAGCGGGTTTCCGTTGTCGATGCCGCGAGCAACTTTGCCGCGCATAATTTGACGCTGAACCCGAGCGGTCGGAAAATCAACGGATCGAATGCAAATCTGGTGCTTTCGACTTCGGGCGTCTCTCTGCAATGGGTGTACCGCTCGGACCTGGGAGCCTGGGTGGAAATCGATCCGCTCGTCCTGGCCTCGGAAATGCCCTTCCCCAAGGAATTCGATGATTATTTCATCATCCTTCTGGCCATGCGGCTGAACCCGCGTTTTGGGCGAACTTTAGACCAACAGAGCCAAGTTCGCTTCCAGCAACAGACGCTCCAATTCGTCAACCGCTACACGCAATCTCGTTTGCGGTCCCTGCCAACCCCCGCAGCGGATAATCCCGCTCGGGCTCCGCAAGGGGGCAACCAATGACCCAATGCGCCAATATCCTTGAGGACGCTTTCTACGAAGCGGGCTTGACCATGGAGCTGGAACATCCTTCGCCTACTCAAATGCGGAGGGGGATGACAACGCTCAAGGGCCTTGTCGAATTCCTTTGTGGGGGCAGTGCGGGGGAGTACCTGAACGCTTGGCCTCTTGGGAATTTTGGGCGCGGTCCGCAATACAATTATCTGCCATCGGTCCAGGTGCTTTCCCGGCCCCCGTTGAACGCGCAGCTCATTGCCACTAACGAAAATGCGATGACGGTCTATTTGCCGGTCAATCCGAGCGACGGAGCGCGCTTTGGGGTCAATGACCCCTTCGGTCGGCTTTCAACGCACCCGGTGACGCTGGACGGCAACGGCCGCACGATCGGCGGGGCAGCTCAATTGGTACTCAATACCGACAATCTCAAGTCGATCTATTTCTACCGGGACGATCTTGCGAATTGGGTTTTGGTGACGCCGCTTCTCATTACCGACGATTTGCCATTCCCCGAAGAATACGACCAAATGTTTCTTCTCATGATGGCGATGCGGCTGAACCCGGTTTATGGCCGGAATCTCTCCAGCGTGCAAAATCAGTGGTTGAAGGAATTCCGCCAGCAATTCACCGCGCGCTATGTTCAGTCGGCGCCGCTGCAAATCAACCCGGATCTTGGCTACGCAACGCGGCAGTCGTATGACCAGTACGCCGACGCTTGGTTTGGCGGGGCCAACACCGAAACCTGGGATCGAGGCGGCTGGTGGGGCTGGTGGGGAGCTTAATTTATGGGCATGACCCCAATCCCCCTTGCCAAGTCTGACTATCGCCGTGGCGTTGCTCAAGAGCCCGTCGTTTATCTGCGCAATCGGTTCATCGAAGCAAATCCGGTTCTCACTGATCGGCATTCTAATTATTCCCCTCGGGATGAAACTACAGCTTCAATGTCATTTATCGCCCGCCCGGGGCTCCGGTTTTGGCAGGTAGTGGGCGACGGGCCGATCCGGGCAATATTCAGCCAGCCTGGGGCTTTTAATGACGACGTATTCGTTGTTTCCTACAATTCCCTTTTTCGCGTCTCTCGGCTAACCGGAACCCCAACGCTTCTGACTGCCAGCCTGGACGGCGCCGACGCCGGTACGACTGTTCGCATGGCCGCAACGGGGAACGTCGGGACAATCACCCCATATCTGTGGATCGCAGACGGTTCGAGCCTGCAATACTACACCGAAAGCGGCAATGCTCGGGGCTCGCTTTCGGGAACCGCGATCGCTGATAATGATGTAGTCGTGATCGGGGCAGAATATTACAAATTCACCGCGGGCCCGGTGGATACCGGCACGCCGGACGGGACGGGAGGCAACCCTTGGCTCGTCAATCTCGGAGCTTCCTTGCTGGAGGGCTACACTCACCTTTCAGACGCCATCAACGGCCTGGGGACCGCGGGAACCGATTATTCGTCGGCAGTGGTTCCAAACCCCGACGCGACTTCACAGGGGTATTCGCTGGCCAGTGGCGTTTCAGTCGTGGCTATCCCGCTCGGGATCGCCGGCAATGCCGTAGTGACGACCACCACCGGAGCGAACATCGCCTGGAGTGGAGGAACCTTGGCCGGTGGAGGGGACTCGGGGGTTTTCTCAACTCCGCTGCCCGATGCCGAAGGCGCCATTGACGTCGCCGTGATTAACAGCTTTGTGATCGTGATCCCCGCGCAAGGGAACGGGATCAATGGCCGCTTTTACTGGATCAACCCGGGTGAAATCACCGTGGATCCCTTGGACTATGCGACGGCCGAGCGCAGTCCGGATCCGGTGTGGCAAGTAACGGTTTTCAACGATCAATTTTGGTTGCCGGGACAGAATACCACCGAAGTCTATTATATGTCGGGGGATATCAATGCCCCGGTAAAGCGCTTGCAAGGCGTCGTATTTGACCGCGGGACGATTCAGGGGACGGCAATCCAAATCAAGGATTTCATGGCGATCATTGATAGCGACGGCGGGGTATTCAAAATTCAAGGCGGAGAACAGCGAATTTCGACGCCGGCTATTTCTGAACTTCTGCGGGTGGCTATCAACCAACAGAATATTCTTTTGTCTTAGGAAGGAAGCGCCGTGACTATAGTATTCGCAGGCGGCGAAATGCCCTCTTTCCTTCCGTCGGTTCCCGCGAACGGCGAGACGGTGGCTTTTTTCAATCCCACCTACGCCCGTTGCTCGGTGCGAGCGATTGGCAATGTCACGCTGCCCAATATCGACGGTCAATTTCTCTCCCCCTTGAATGCTCTGTGGACCCATATCGAGCATAATATGTCGATTGGTGAAGGAGGGGACGGAAACTGGTGGAGCGTCATAGTCTGGTCGGACATTCACGGGATCGACCGCGTAGCGTTGCAGATAAAGGAATCGATCGGCAGCGTTCGCCTTGTTTATTTCAATGGTTCGACCTGGATCCAGGCGGGGGTTCCCTATGTCGTCTCGTACACCGACCTTCAAACTTATGACTTCAATTTTTCGGTCGGTTCCGGCTCGGGCCATCTTCGCCTATACAATGCAGGGGTCAAGCGTATCGAGAGCGGCGGTATTAATTTGTCCAGCATCCCCGCCTTGGCCAGTATGCGCCTCCAGGGCGCCGTTAGCGGATTTGGAACGGGTGTTGCTTCGAACGGCAGTCAGATTATTGTGGCCAGTGAATCCACAATCGGGTGGAAAATGACAACCTATGTTCCCTCTGGAGCGGGCGACGTCTCGGATTGGGCGGGTACCTACGCGGACATTGACGAAGTTATCTACAATGACGCCAATTCCATTTCGACGCCGACGACGAACAAGGCATCAAATTTTGCGCTCACCCCGGTTGCTGTTCCAACAGGACCGCAGATAAAGGCTATTGTTGTCACGGCCCGCGGACGTAGGGGCACCGTTGCGCCTTCGCATATTGAATTGAGTATCGATTCCACAGGGACGAACCACTTTGGCCCCTCTCTGCCGGTGGACGAAGGTTTTTCGCCCTACATTGCCATTTGGGATAAAAACCCCGAAAGTGGGGCCAAATGGACGGCTCCGGACTTGGTAGCCCTCAAAGCTGGCGTAAAGGCACTGGCATGACGATTGTATTCGCAGGCGGCGAAATTGCTTCCTTCATCCCCTCGATCCCGGGGAGCGGAGAGTATAACGGCCAGTACGACCACACCTATGCGCGGGTGGATGTTTTTGCCGAAGGGCACCGGGACGAGATACCCCAGCCCAATATCTTGGGGCATTTCTCGGCGTCAGTCATTGATTTTTGGACCCACATTGAATGGAATTCGTCTATCGGCGAGGGGATCGACATTGGTTGGTGGCCCCGTATTCTTTGGGGTGGAGTGGACAATACTACAAGATTTCGTCTTTTGGCGCGGGAAAAGCCCATAGACGGCGCGGCCCCGGCGCTGAAAATGGAGTATTGGGATGGGGGATCATTCGTCCAAGCCGGGTTCCCCTACGCGGTGGAGTATATCGACAAGCAAGTATTCGACGTTCATATTCAGCTTGGTTCCCCCGGGCGCATTCGTGTTTACAACGGGGGCACTAAGGTAATTGACTCCGGCGATATATTTCCTGTCAGCCCGAATATCGGCGGGATTGAATTCATGGGGGCGGTAAGTGGCTTTACCGGCGTAGGGACGCTGGCGAGCCAAGTCATTGTTGCGGACACTTGCACAATCGGGTGGAAGCTTATGACCTATGTTCCCTCGGGGGCGGGCAACGATTCTGCTTGGACGGGCACCTACGCGGACATTGACAAAGTATTTGATAATTATGCGGCGACAAATATCCACACTGTTACGGATAACGCCGTGTCAAATTTTGCCGTAACCCCCATCACCGCCCCCGATGGCTCTCTAATCAAGGGCTTCATAGTCACGGCTTATGCGCGTAAGGGTCTTTTAGGGGGACCGAGTAATTTGCAGATGAATATGCGGACTGGCGGCGTTAATTATTTTGGCACCCCGTTCGCGCTGGATCCCGCCGTGCTTGGTCCAAATATCACTATATGGGATACCAACCCTAACACGGGCCTTCCCTGGATTGACGCCGATCTTGTCGGAATAAACGTGGGGGCGAAAGCGGCACCATGACGGAGATTTCCAAACTTACTGCCTATCTTGCGACGGGTCCCTCCGACGCCGAAATGGTAGTGTCCAAGCTGGTGGCCTACGTCATCACGGGCCCCATTGTTAAAGGCGCTTTGCGGATCCTGACTTGGACCTTCACCCTGGATGACCATGATTTCCTGGTGATCCAGCTTCTCAACACAACCCTTGTGTACGACTTCCATTCAAGCGAGTGGTACACCTGGGGCAGCGGGATTGCCGATGACAGGTGGCAAGTTTCCTTCGGCCAAAATTGGGATGCCAATCTCGGGAAATTAATGCCCGGCCTGGGTGGAAATACACAGAGCAATGTCATTTGTGGCGACGAGCAGACCGGGACGCTCTATTTTCTCGATCCCAAACTTGTCGAAGATGATGCCGCCGACGGAACCCCGGGACAAGCTTTTAGCCGCTTCATAACGGGGCAACTCGTTGTGCGAGGGCATGACTATATTTCGTGCCCTGGGGTGGAATTGACGGGAAGCACCGGCCAAGGCCCCGTCGGCTTGGTAAACGGGACCGTCACGCTCGATTATTCGGACGATCGCGGGCAAACGTATGTGACCGCGGGGGCTTTGACCCCCGATCCCGGCGTATTCGATGTTGAATTGGGCTGGTACAGCCTGGGCAGCTTCACCGGACCCGGAAGACTGTTCAGGATAACGGACTATGGCGCGTTGAGCCGCATTGACGGGTTGGACATGCCCAATGGTCAATAGCACCTCCCTCCAAAATCTGACGCGGTTCGACAAGCTCGTTAACCCCGACGGCACGCCGACTGATTTTTTCATGCGCCTGTTGCAGAGCAGCAACGATACTACCGATGGCTTTCAGGCTGATATCAATCACCTTGGAGCCTTTGAGATAAAAACTACTGATCCGATCATCGGCGGCGACCATGCCTTGAAGGATGTTCCTTCAGTCACAATCGGGCATGATGTGAGCGGGGTAACAGCCGGGACTAAAGGCAGTGCGACTAAGGTTCCAGTGGTCACGGTGGATGATAAAGGCCACGTTACGGACCTCACTGACGCCGATGTTTCCATCAATGTCGAAGATGAAGGCGGAGCCCTCGGGGATTTCCACACATTAGACTTTGCTGGGGCGGGCGTAACGGCGACAGATGCAGGCGGCGGTGTGGCTCTTGTCACTATTCCGGGTGGCGGAGGAGGGAGCGGGGGAGGCGGTCTGCCAGCGGCGAAACCTCCGAATAGTACATTGTTCAACTATCAGGCTTTGGCAGGTGGCTGCACTCTGGCAATGAATGACGGGGCCGGGATATTCAGCATCCTTCGGTCAGACGGCGGAGCTGCCGCTGAGAATTGTACCTTCCAGGGGAAAGCCGTTCCCGCCGGAGCTGCCTGGATTGCCGATATGGGTTTCTGGACGACCCCCTTTGGAAGATCATGCAAGGCTCGCTGCGGCTTGAGCCTTTATGAGAGTGCAACTGGCAAGATCGTAAACTTCATCTATAATACCGAAAATGGAGCCCCGCAGTTCTTCGTCTTCGCGTACACAAACTTGACGACTTTTGCAGCGGTGGTTGCCAATGGGTCAAACCTCATGGGGGGTCAGTTTCCTGCATGGTTCCAGATTGAATTAAGTGGGGGAAACTACATCTTCCGGATAAGCTATGATTTTGGCGAATCGTATGAAACCTTGGCCACTGTGGCTGTTGGCACCTATTTCACCACTGCGGCAGACAAGATTGGTTGCGGGCTGAACACGGGCACTGTGCAGACTCCGGGCGATGCTCGCATGGGAGTTTTCTACTATAAGGATCCAGATTTCCCATGAACTTCCTCCAATCTCTTTTCGGCCCCCCCAGCGCAACCTCCGGGCATCCCGGCAATCCCGGCGTACACCCCGGAGCAGGACCATATGGCCCGGCTGCATGGCTTCAATAACGCCAATGAAATGGTGCTTTGGCAACGCCAGCGTGATACGCCTTCGGGCGGCACAGTGCAGGGCCACGGGCCCGCGAGCATGGACGCTTTTATGTCCTGGCACCCGGCCAATATTCTCGCCAAAATCACGGCGGCGCTTAACGGGGCCACCGGGAATTGACATAGCTGCAAAGCTGGGTCATATCGTTCGGGCCTCGCCGCCATGTGCGTATCATCATAGATCATTCGGGGCCTTGGATCGTTAGCGATGATGCACCATGAGCCCCAGCGAAATCTCCGTTCTGATAGACGAAAGCCCGATGAACCGCGGCGCGTCCGGAATGGCATGGCTCCAGACACCGGGCAACATTGCTTTCTCCGATGAAGTCGGAAACGTCCTTCTGTTCGAGAAGCGCGCCGAGCATATGTACGAATTCCATTGGTTGACGACCGTTTCGAAGCCCCGCCGGATCATCAATTTCACGAAATTTGCGGCTCGGGAAATGTACGATCTTCCGGGCACGGGATTACTCTATGGCATGGTCCCGGCCGATCGGCGCGATAGCAAGATCATGGCCCGTTGGCTCGGGGCGCAATCGTTGGGGCTAGTGTCAACCGACCTTGGCCCTTGTGAAATGTTCATTTTGACCCGCGAAGCTGCGGAGAGGAAATAAGCTATGGGCTTTCTCAAACCAAAGCCGGCGACGTCCAGTTCGTCAAATCAGGCATACGGCCAGATTAACACGGCCTATTCGCCCTCGATCGCAGCGGGAACCGGGGCAACCAACTTCCTGGCAGGCGCGCTTGGCGTCCCTGGGGGCAACACCGCCGGAGCCGATGCAGGCTTTGCACATTACAAGGATGAAGCGGGATACGCTCCGGCTCTCCATGATCTTCAAGCGGGCATCACCCAGGGCGCGGCAGCTCAAGGATTGCTGAACAGTGGTTCGACGCAAAAGGCGCTTGTGAAATATGGCGCCGGCCTCGATTCTCAAATGTTCGGCAACTACCTGCAATCACTCACCGGACTTTCGAATATCGGGCAGAATGCCGGCAATACCGTGGTGAACGCGGGCCAGACTTCCAGCAGCTCGGGCGCGAGCCCCAGCACTGCCGGCGCGATCGCGGGGACCATCGGAGGCATTGCCTCCATTTTCTCCGATCGCCGAACCAAGCGCGATATCACGCACCTGCACGATTTCGACGACGGCCTGGGGCTCTATGCCTTCCGCTATCTCGATGATCCCGTGCTTCGAATTGGCGTCATGGCCGATGAAGTCCAGGCAATTCGCCCGTGGGCAATGGGGCCGAAGGTCGGTGGATTTGACACCGTGAATTATGGGGCACTCTAATGGGCTTCCTCAAGGATAATTCGCAGCCGGCGGCTACCCAAGCGCCCGTTTCGACGCCAACCGCAAGCGCCATTGATTCGCTCCTGTCGCAAGGGTCGATCGCTGGAAACTCGCCGCCACAAACGGTAGATCCGGCGACCATGACGCAGGCGCCGCCCCCCGCGGGCCCGAGCCCCGCGCTCGATTCGATCTTGTCTCAAGGCCCGATCGCCGGAGCTGCGGACACAACGCAAACGATGGCCCCGGCTGACGTCCCTCAAAATCCGCTCCCGCAGCCTAATTTCCTCCAGCGAATTGGGATCGATTCGAACGGACTGCCCGCCGGAACCGGAGTTGGCGGAAAGCGGAGCATTCTAGATATTATCGGGCATATCGCGGATACCGTTGCCCAAGTGGGAGGCGAAACCCCGCAATATCAGCCAACGCTCGATGCAAACGCCGCCCGGCAGCAATTGGCGACCACGAACGGCTACCAAAATCAGGAGAGCCAGCAAACTCTGGATTCGAACGCGGTCAAACTCGCGCAGGATCATGCGGGCCAGCTCGGGCAGCTCGCCAATGGCCTCACTTCACTTTATGGCCAAGGGACGCCGGAAGATATTGCCAAGGTCCAGAAGGCAGTTCCGACGATCATGGCAGCATTGGGGATCAAGCCGGAAGATCCCCAGGCCAAGGTTTTCATGGATCAATTGGCGACCAATCCGCACGACGCAATTGCCGGGCTGCACGCGGCTTTGACAAAGGACACCGCCGCGGGCTCCACGGCCGGAAATGTGCAGACCGCCGAGTATATCAAGGAACATGGCACCCCCGAGCAGTACCAGCAATATCTCACGACCATTGCGAACCCGAACGCGATCAAGCCTTTTCAACAGGCGCAATTGTCACAGGGGAGCGAACGCAACCGTATCGCGGCATTCAAGGCGCTGCACCCAGCTTCCCAGCTCGCCGGAGAGCAAGCGGCTGCGGGTATGGATCCCCGGGCCATCGATATGCTCGCCTCCCGCTTTCGCGCCGGCCAGCCGGTCCCTCTCGGCCGTGGCGGGGTTGGGGGCCCCGTCGGAACGGCGATCGTCAATCGGGCTGCGCAACAGGCGCTCGTCGAAGGCGGAGGGGCAATCCGGGATCCCGCCGGCTTTGTCGCCAACTTCAAGGCCAATGCGGCCTCGCTTACCAAATTGCAGCCCCAGGTGGATCAAATCACCGCCTTCGAAAATTCGGCTCGCGGTATTGGCAACAATCTCGTCTCCGTTTTGAGTAAGGGTGCAGCCGGGGGACAATCTCCGGTCCTGAACCGCTGGATCCAGGGCGGGCGCCGGGCGATCGCTGGCGATCCCGACGTTACCGCGCTCGATACCTACATGCGCGATTACAATATGGAAGTTGGCAAGGTCATTGCCGGGACCACCGGGAGCAGCCGTGCGCCTACGAATGCGATGCAGGCAAACCTGGATCATTTGATGAATTCCTCAATGAACCCGGCGCAGATTGTTGCGGGGATCAATGCCAACAATTCTTCAATGGGCTACCGCACTGGAGAGCTGAAAAATCAGTTGAACGTGATAAAATCTCGGATGGCGCCCCCCGTGGCTTCGCACGCGCCTTCTGCGACGGGGGGAAATCCCCCGGCCGGCGCGACAAAAACGGCGACCGGGGCCGGCGGTTCGAAAGTCGCCTTGGTTAATGGTCGCTGGGTGCCCTATTGATGGCCGATCCAGCACTTCCTCCTGGGTTCACGCTCGATGCTCCGGCTTCGTCAGGGGCACCTATCCTGTTGCCTTCGGATGCCCAAAAGGCATGGGATGCCGGAAGCGCGTCTCTCGAACAGCAATTATCCGCCGCTGGGTATTCCGAAGCGGAAAAAAGCCGTCGGCGGACGATGTTTTTCAATGATCCTCGTATTCAGCGTCTGCGTGAAGCTGCGGCGTCTCCTGTTGCGACCCGGTTCAACGCTACTCCCGGCCCCCCGGTGCCTGTCCCGGTTTCGACCAAGCGGCAGGAAATCCAGAATATCGCCCGTCAGGCAGTGCAGCAACGGCAACAGGATACTGGGTTTGACAGTGGACTAGGTAACTTTGCCACGGCCCTCAAATCTGGCATTATCCAGGGCGCCAATACGATTTCAATGGGCCTGCCCAATGTGCTTGCTGCGGGCGCTGAAAAGGTTCTGCCATCTGCGATCACCGGCAACGATACCGATGCCAGCTTCATGGATATTCTTCGCACCATCCAGGCGAAGAACCAAGCCGAAGGCGATTTGAATGGTCCGGGAAATTTCATCGGGCAACTCATGGGCTCCATCCCCGCAGCATTGGTAGGAACCGGAACGGCTGCAAGTGCCCTTGCGGGGACCAAGGTTGCCGATGCAGCTTCACAGGCTTCTGCGGCAATGCCGCTCGCAACGAAACTTGCAAGCGCTATGGGAGCTGGGGCGCTTGGCGGCGGCGCTGGCGCGCTTTCCAATGGGCAGGATCCCGTGACAGGAGCCGAGATTGGTACTGTTGCTGGACCGGTGCTGCAAGGGGGAGCCAAAGTACTAGGAATTCTCGGAAAGAAAGCTGCCGATGTACTTGGCATCCGAAATATCGATGCAATCCTTCGGCATCTTACTCCGGCCTCAAAAGCTGAAATTCAAACCAACGTGGACAAAATTCGGGCGACGGGGGTAGAACCCTCTTTGTTCGAGGCTTTGCCTTTGGCAGAGCAAAATCGACTTGCGAGCAATATCGGAGGTCATTCGGACCCGGTTCTTGAACACGCGCAAGCGACAATCAATCAGCGCCTCTCCAACATACCGGGAGAAATGGCCAATTCGATTGAGAATGCCGCCGCTCCGGCTCGCGCAGACGCCACGCAACAGATGACCGATGCCTTGACGGCTGCGAGGGGTTCCCCGGCACCGGGGGATGCTGCACAGGCCGCAGAGGCAACTACCAGTCCTTTGGCGATGGCAGCACAGCCGGGGGTTGAAGCTGGCCTAATTATGGGTCCGCACGACACTAACCAACTCTTTGACAATATCAGCCAAATTATCCCCCACGACCCTAAATTGCAGCCCAACGGGGAAGTGCATATGGTCGAGAGTGATACCCCAATTGGTCGCATTATTCGCAGCCAAGCGGGGCTTCTGCCGGGTAAGAATGTTACCAACCCAAGCGGCGGCTTGACGGGAAATGAAGTCGGGGCACTTCTCGATAAACTCAAAGCTATTGGGGACAATTACACAAGTCCAAATCAGACTTTGGCAGCTCAAGCAGTGAAACATATCGAGAGTGTTCTTGCCGAACAGCATCCCGAATATCTTGCTGCCCGACAGCAGATGAAGGACCAATTTGCGGCGCGTTCCCGCATGGTTGAAGGTGCGAGCGAGGGTATGAACACGCGCACTGCGGCATCGCTCGATCCGAATAGTATTAACCAGGAAATCAAGAATGCCTATGGCTCCACAGAAGGTGCCACAGGTCGGGCACTCGGACAGTCAAATGAACTCCAGACAGGGTTTGCCGAAGCGTCACCATCACAGGCCGTATCGCAAGCTGCGGCTATCCCCGGCAATATGGCCGCGATCACCCAAAACCTCGGGTCAGAAGCTGCGGGACAAATTGCCGCGACAGCCGAATCGCAGACTAATGCTGCGCAGGCTTTGGCTCGCTTGAACCGGAAGAACGAAACCAGCCCAACACAACTTGGTCCCGATGCTCTTGCGGGAGTTGTGCTCGGGCTTCACCCGGCGGCAATGATACGAACCAAGATTGCAGCTATCCAAAAAGTCGTGCGCTCGATGCGGATTTCAGAGCAGAAAGCCAAAGGGCTTGTGGATTTGGTATTTTCCCCGGATGCAAACAAGCGCCAGATGGCTTTGGATATGCTCGGGAAAACTACACAAGGCCAAGGGATACTTTCGAATATTGCGACTTCGATGGGCCTTGGCGGAGCTGCGGCGCAGCGGTTTGCTCCAGAGGCTCCGCAGCCAATTCCCGCGCTTGATCCGACCGCAGCGCCCGATGCATCCCCCACAGATGCCGCAGACCCGCCGCTGCCCGAAGGATTCACCTATGATGCTCCGGCAGCGGATAGCGCTCCAACACCCGAATCAGCACCAGTGAACGCCCCGGCTCCCGCGGCTTCGATCGATGATATGTTGAAGGATCCCGAAGTTCTGAAATTGCTAGGTCAAAATAACCCCGAGGATCTTCCAACGCCAAACGGGGCACCGAGTTTCGCAGCTATCCAGAAGGTTTTTCCCAATGTCGATCACCCGACAAGTGGACTACGCTCGATCGCGCACAACCGGGAAGTGGGCGGCGTTGCCAATTCCCTGCACCTGGGGCTTGTACCCGGGGTTCAGGCTTACGATATCCCCCCGCAGGCGGGTATGACGATCCACGAAGCCGCAGCCAAGATCGAAGCGGAAAACCCGGGCGTCAAAGTCGTGGAATCGTTGGCTCACCGGGCGCGCAAGCCCGATGGCAGTTTGGGCGGATACCATTGGCATTTTGCCCTCGCTCACGCCTAAAAAATTATCATAGTGGAAAAGTTCAAATGACCGAGACTACGCACGCACGGGACACTAGGATTAACGCTACAGCCGAAAGGATAGCGGAAGCCGCCGTGGCAAAATTCGTAGCCTCACACCCTGAAATCAACCATGTTAAGGCGGAGATTCCTCCCCCTATGAAATGGGCTGCGGGGGTAATCGCGGCACTGTTCACAATGGGGATTGCCGGGATGGCCTTTTGGCTGGTATCGAGTGTTAGCTCGGTGCAGGTAACACTTGCTCGTATGGACGAACGGCAAATCCAGCAAAGTACCAACCAAGAGGCTTGGAAATCCGATATTTCCCACCGTCTCGACAAGTTGGAAAATGTTCTATCTCATGGGGAGACACAAAATGCAGCTCATTGACTATTGGAAAGCTATCTGGTGGCGCCGTTGGTCCACTTGGGCCGCTGCCGCCTATGCCGCAGCAACCGCAGCAATCACGCTCTATCCGAGCTTGCTTATCGAGCTGCTATCCAATTTTCCCGGCGCGTCTCGAGCATTCCTTTCGGGGATTATCTTCGTCATCCTTTTCGTGGTCCCGATTTTGGTTGCGATCACCAAACAGCCCAAGCTGGAAGCCAAGGTTGAACAACTCAAAGCGGTCGATGCGATCGTTGCAGCGGCGCAGACGTCTAGTCCGCCCCCTCCGGAGGCTGTGGCAGTCCTGAACATGGCTCCAGCGCCCGCGGTAGTCGTTCCCGAGCCTGCACCAGCGCCAATTCCCCCGGAGAACCCCGATGCCCTTAATTCAGGACCCGCAATCCCGCCAGTTAGTTGAAACGGCTCCGGCCTCGGATACGAAAAAAGGCGGATTGGCGGCGATCGTCGGCGCGACGGCAGCGGCATTGCTCTATGTGATCGTGCCGCAGTCCGAAGGGACCAAGTACGTCGGCTATCTCGATATGGTCGGGATCCCGACGAAATGCACGGGCGACACTCATGGCGTCATCGTCGGGCACCATTATACCGATGCCGAATGCCGGGCCAGCCTGGACAAGCAACTTACCCTTCATGCGCAGCCGGTTATGGATTGCACCCCGGGGCTAGCTGATATCGGGCATGACAATCAACGCGCCGCAGCGGTTTCCCTCGCTTACAATATCGGAGACGGCGCCTATTGCCGCTCGAGCGTTCGGCGACTATTCAATGCCGGAAACTATCGCGCGGCTTGTGACACTTTCCTTGTCTGGAACCGGGCCGGGGGAAAGCCGGTCGCCGGTTTGACCGCTCGCCGGCAGCGTGAACGCACTCTTTGCTTGAAGGACGTATCATGATCGTCGCATGGATTGAAAAATACGCCATTATGATCCTCGGGGGACTTTCCGGGGTTTTGGCCGTCGCCTGTTTTGTCATGTGGATCCAGGTCGGCCACTACAAAAATCAGGTGGCCCAAGCGCACAATGAGGCGACGGCGCAAGTCAACGAATATGAGCGCGTCTATAACCAGACATTCACCGCCCACTTCAATGCGAAGATCGCAGAGGACGCGCGATTGGCGGCAAATACGGAGAAAACCAACAATGCGACTGAACCAGCTCGGGCGGCGGCGCTTGGCGTTGCTGCTAGCTATCGTGCCACTCACCAGTGCGTGCTTCGGGAACCAGCACCGGCCAATATCAATCCTCCCGAACACTCCGATTTGCCCGGCACTGCCGCCAATTCCGGAAGTTCTCAAGCACCCGGCGAGGCCGTTGAACTTATCGGCGTCACCCCCGAGACTTTGAACAACGCGACATTAAATTCCGCAGACCTGCAAACCGCTTACGAGTGGGCGCAGGGGTTGGCAAAGGCACCCGATCCGACGCCCGCCGACGCGGCTCCGCATTGAGATAAGCGGGCACTCTCTGCCCATCCACGATCTTCGTTACCTGCATATTTTCCTCCTGTTTTTGAAAGGTAGTGCGATGAAAAAGCCCATGAAGATGCCGATGAAATCGAGCAAGAAAATGCCTATGGACAACCCGAAGGAAGAACGCGCCGAGCGCAAGATGCCTCCTAAGCCCAAGGGCAAAAAGTAGCTATCGGGCGGCGATCGTCATTATCCCGTAGTACGCGAGTAGGCCGGCTTCGGCCACTCCATCGTCCATCGCCCTGGTCAAGTGCGGCGCAAGGCTCGGGATCAGCTCCCGGGCGCGGTGGATCGAGGCTTGCTTGCCCATCCCCGCCAGCCCAAGTTTGGCTTTCCATACACTCGGGTCCGCGGGATGAATCGGCGCGTCAATATACATGAGCAACGCCGTCATGAAGCCCGTCGATCGGCCGAAGCTGAATATCGAATTGACCCCTTGGCCGGTCCAGGCGCCGACGCGCTCAACCACGAAAACGTCCGGCTGGGTGAACAGCAAACTCTGACGCCATTGGCGGGCCCACTCCCGTTCATCGGGCTTTTTCGAGATTGTCTTTTTGCCCTTGGGAACCGATGGCTGATAGAGAGGCACGCGATCGACGATCGTTGAACCGTCCTCGAAAAGGGTGACCAATGCACCGTTCTTGCCGGGGTCTGAACCGCAAATAATCATGTTGCAAGCCTCGCCTGTTTGAGCCATTCGGGCTCGTCATAGAATGGGATCAATTCTACCGGAAGATCCTCGGCCGAGCCATAGATTTCGTAATAGTCGGAAAGGCCGACTTGCAAATGAACGAAATGCCGGCGCCGCTCTGTTTGGAGCCAACGATTATAGTCGCCCGTGATCGCCTGCACATGCTCAACGCAAAGGTGATTTGGCAGCGGGATATTGGGGCAGCAATGATCGACCTGGAGCCCGTCGATATCGAGCCCATGGATATTCTTTGCGCTCCAGCGGTGGACTAGGTGCGTTTTTCCTTTGTCCTTGAATGACCCATAGCGGATCGATTTGCCGCGGCCCCAGCATTTTGCCCCGGTCCATATGACGCACCCCGTCTCGGGCTCAAAACGGCACAAATTAGCAAACCGGATAATGGGGTTCGTTTTGACGAAACCCTGGATCCCCGGGATGGCATGGCTAGTAACGCTTGTGCCTCCCCAGCTCATAAATCGTACTCCAAAAATCGAACGACCAAAATCCAATTCTGGACTTGCCGAGCGATCGCAAGATATTCCCGGCTCGGGGTTTTTGTGATTTCCTGCCCCGGTCGATAGGTACGCCAGATTTGATCGCGCAGCCCTCCGGGGAGCTGATACCAATGCTCGCGGCAACCCCACATTTTAGGAGGCACGGCACGCCGGCAACCGGGCCAATGACAAGTGTGGCTCATTTCTGATACCTTTCCATGACGTCGGTTTCCGCTTTCACATTGAAGCGCCGCTCACAGGTCATACCAATCGGATGGCCTCTGCCCCCAATTTACCCTTCTGGCACGGCATGTCTCCTCCCATTCTTTCTGTTCTTTCTGTTTTTTAGCCTCGGCTTCCTGATTTTTCTGATCGCGAGATTTCCAATTAGTATTCGGGACATAATCAATGGTTTCGGGGGCCATTTTCATATGAAAGTTACTTTCATCTACTTGAGCGTGTCGTCGCATTTTACGCAAAGCTGTGGCTTCAATTTGATGTATGCGGGCAACCGAAAGATTAAGTTGTTCAGCAATTTCCCCCGCCGTTTCACCCTCCGCACGGGCTTCTATAATCTGACGGGAACGCTCGTTCAAGCCGCCCAACAACCTTTGTGTTTCTATCCGCGCCCAACTCTGGCTCTCGGCATCCCCGCTGGCCAACGCCATAACTTGAGGTTCGTCCATTTCAATAGTTCGGCTGTTGCTTTTGATAGCTAAGGTAAGTTGAGATTCGGTGAACATATCTTCGGGATCGCAACACAAAACCCCGGCGATATTTTCCACCCCGCCCGCCCACTGCCCCCGGGAGTTTACGGGGGCTTTTTTGAGATTAATAATGTCCCCTATTTGGCTTTGGGTAACGCCACATTTACGGGAAAGTTCGGCTACCGTAGCGATACCCGCTTTCCTCATAAGGCGCAGGATGCGGCCGTTCTTAATAGTGATTTTGACTGTGTAATCGGTCATTTCTGATACCTTTCCATAGTGCCGCACTCGGCTTTCACATTGAAGCGCCGCTCCCGAGCCCATGCCGGGACATCCTCCATTATCTGTTTGAGTTGCAACGCCATGGCGTCCCGATCGCCGGTATCAAGCAGTTCCAGTACAATTTCATCGTGTGCCGTGAACACTGCCGGAAGACGCTCTCGCTCGCAGCGGAGCAAGGCGTGCCGGATTAAGTCGGCTGCACTGCCCTGGACCAAGTTATTCATAAGCTGCCCGTACCACATGAAATTCCGACGGGTCTTTTTGCCTTGGTAGGACAGGAAGCTCCATGCCGGATATTCGTTGCCGGTGGAGGGGTTGTAACTCTTTTCGCAGCGGGGCTTGTGATACCAGATCTTGCGGCCACTTGGGAGCCGCATCGTCAGATAGTCGCCTTCCTTGCGGAATTCGATGCCGGCGAATATGTAGGTCCGCGCGTCATTGCACCAAACTGCATCCACCGAAGCTTGATAGAGCCCGTACCAAAAACGGGTGACTAAGGGAGCAAATTCAGCACGATAAGTCGATACGGCTAGTTGGGCCAACTCAAAGGTGTCGTTTGGGGCGAACTTCGCCTGAAAGCCAAGGGCACCCAAACCGAAGCCGCAGTTATGCACGATCAACGGGCCGTCAGAGGTCATAACGGTGAATCTGTTTTCCGGCCCCGCATGTGCAAGATCGTAAACAGGCTCGTAGCCGTTCAAGTTCGGCTTCCGCTTTTCCCGCTGAACGCCGGTTGGCGTTATTTTGGGCAGGAGTAGTGAACCGAAGGTTCCCCGGCTCGTAATGGCCGTCGTTGTTAACTCGGTCAATTTGTAATGCGGGATTGTCCCATCCCGGAAGGGAAATAAGGTATTCCAAAGCGTCCCAATAATTTGGGAAATTGAACTTAATGCCCCGTCCGCCATAGTCCTTATATCGGGGGTCTTTTGATTCTGTACAGCGGTGTTTCGCGTAGTATAAGCGGCGGACCAACCTTTCCCGATGAAAGGGGTCAGGACAGATTGAATCATACCGACGAATCCCCCGATATGACCGATGGGCTTTTGGCCGCGAGCAACTCCGACAACCCCTAGATCTACCGGAATGGAAGTTATGTACATCGACGTATTGAGGGAACTCCCGGCAATCGCACTGGCATACCAAGACGGCCAAAAATCCTGTTTCGGTATAGGCATACCCCCGAACGGTCCATGATCCTTGGCGAAGGCCAACGCTTGGGATTTCTCTTGTGCTGTCAGGCCGTCTGCGCGGCACCATCGGTCCCCAATGAAAACCAAGTGATCCGGGGTCAGACGTAATTGGGAGAAATTCAAGGTTCTCTGGTTGCCCTTGAATACAAGTCCCTGATGCGTAACCCAATTTTTGCCATCCCATAGCCGGTCCTCCTTTTCGACCTTCACAATGGGCTTCCATCCATCCTTAGTCAATACTAAAGTGTCCGCCGCCAAACAACCTAAAAGCGCATTCTTGCCCGTCTGGCGTTCGGGACTTTTCTTGTCAGTGATCGGCCGCTTGAAAATCATTGAAGCTAGTTCAGCGTAAGCGTCAGTCGTATCAAACTGCATTGCCCGATCATGATGGCCAGCAAAGCTAAGAACATTACGGGCCTCCACTTGGGCATAGTCCCCCACGACGAGAACACAATTCTTAGAACGATCAGGAACAATGCAAGAGCGCAGAGAGCTAATAATAGCAGCAAAAATGTCATTACCCCATAACTCCCTAATTCGGTTCAGATCCCGAGACAAAATTGCCTCGGCGAGAATTTCCGGCGTCAATCCTTGGTGCGCCTGGAATGTCCCGCGCGGGTAATTCTGAATCTGGATCAAGCGCCCCGCCCACCGGCCCGTATTGGCTCCGTGATACTGCATTGTATAGCGAACCCGGCCATCGGGACCGGCACACCGCAACATGCGCTCCAGCTTCGCCACAGAGGACGACGCGAGCGACCGGCGAAGGTCCAGCACCTTGTAAACATGCGGAGGTATTGGAGCCGTGGCGATCGTCTCCCAGGCCCCCATATCTATGTCTTCCTCGGGATCGAGCATCGCGTCCAGCGTGCCCTTGCGCATGTCATCGAGAGGCACGCCTTGCTCGTTTACCCAATTCAGGATTTTCTCACGTTGCGTGGGATTGAGCCCCGTCAATTCCTGAAACCGCTTCGTCATCGGAATTCGGACTTGATTCAGAACGTCGATGCAGGCATGGACAAACGGCACGTCGATCAAGACCCCGCGCTGATTGATGCGCTGGTCAGTCATCCAGATTGCGCGCTCACCTTCGCCTAAGCCGCCCGTGGCAAGATAGACCTGAAACTGGCTGTCAACATCGGTGACATTGTATTCGGCTTCCCGTTGCATTTTCTCCGGGGTATGGTGCGACCAATTCCCATCTTTGTCCGGCTTGCACATATGCAACATCAACCGATGGCCTTCCATATCCTTGCGGATTGGCAACTCCAGCGCCCCGCCAAGTGCATCGAGCCCGAGCGGCAACGAATGCATAGCCGCCGACGCCATGGTGTCATGCCAACGCTCAATCGGGATATCCGGATAGCCGAGCGGGACCATGTGGAATCGCCACATACTCATTTCGAAGCTGCAATTATGCGCGCAGAAAATTACCGAGGGATCTTGCACAAGATCGAGCAATTCAGGGTCAATGCGATTGACCGCAGCACCATAAAGAACCCGCGTAGGGGCTGGAATATGGTCGGTTACGACTTTGAAGCCAATATGAGTAATAAACGTGCTGAAATCTTGACTGTATCTCCATGCCCCGCTCTTTAGCAGGTCACAACAAGAGGCAGTCTCAAAATCGAGGACGACGTATCTCATAGCCCGAGTGACGCCAGTGCATAATGGGTTTGCCGGAACGGGCTCCGGGGATCACTATTTTTCACAGTGACGAATAGCCGTACCATATCCCCATTCGGAGCAATATGTGGAACGCAAGGAACAAATTTGATCCTGCGATAGTGCCAAGTTTTCATAAATCGTACTCCAATTTTTTGATCCACGGACGCAATTCAGGGATGCAGGAAAGGTGCGTCACAATCCATTTGCCCGGTTGGCCCATGACGGCGCCTTCACCTTTCGGCACAAGTTTGTCACAGCGGAAGCACTTGGCGGGAAAAGCGTTGCGATCGGCGCTCATTTCTCCAGCGCTCGCTTAGCCCGAACCTTCATGACCTGGACCGCGAATTGGCGCAGGACGTAGGGCGCAATAAATCGCATCGAGTTTGCGTTGCGGCAACGTCCGATGGCCTCTTGGAATATCGAAACTTCCTCCGCAATTTGGGAGTCCGTGGGCATGTGCAGATTGGCCATGGTATCTTCCAAAAAATAAAGGGCTGAAATCTTCCCAATTTCATTTAATCCCAATTGCCCCGCCACGATCGAAACCGCATTGGAGTGGTATCCTATACCTCGCCCTCGGGAACCCTTATTTGATCACCACATAGGTTGCGCGTTTCCCGCCGCGCCTGGAGGCGGGGGAGGGGACGCAGGAGGCGGCGGGGGAGTTGCAGCCGCGATCGGATGCGAACCGCCATCCCAGGCGCCATTGACTGCCCATTGCTCGGTCCCGTTGCCATTGTCATGGCGCATTGCGGGATCCTGGGGACGTCCAGGCTCGGCAGGGGGCGGCGGGGGAGCTGCGGCCGTCACTGGAGGCGCTAGAGCTGCCGCAGCGGCTACGGCCGGTCCAGCGCCCCAGGTATCGCCGCCACCGGGCGCATTTGCCAGCGGATCGTAGTCCGAATAGTTGGCAAAGCCGCCGAACACTTCGGAGTTGGAAGCGTGCCCGCCGCCAAGATCCATCTTCTCACCCTTGCGAATGAACAGCATGTTCTGGAGGAAGCCGGTAACGCCATCCTTGGCGTCAAGCGTTTTGCGCCGGAACCCCTGGAGCGATACGGCCGGAGCCACATAGGCGCCCGAGTAGAACAGATCCTTGCCGGCGAGGGCAATGGCAGCTTCGCCCTTGATATCGACGATCTTGCCCGCTTCCAGCCGGCCGAGTTCGATATCAAATTGGCTGGAGCCCTGGAGGATACCAACGTATTGCTCATAGACCGCGGCGCGCTTTTCCGCCTTCTCCAAAATCGCAAAGGCTTTGTCTTCGCCTTCGCCCTTGGCGCGTGCAGCGGCGGCATCGAGCGCAGCCTTGTCGCGGACCCGCTGCGCAGCCATCTTGCCCGGCATACAGGCGAGATAGTAGTCGTTCGGATTGCCCGAAAAACTGCCCGTCTCGGCCGTGATAAGCTGGACCATGATCGGCTTGATAAGGTTCCAATCGACTTCCCCGATACCGACGGTTGCCGAGTATTTCGGGATAGCATTGGCAACCCCCTTGGGAGCGGACTTCGCGGCAACGCTGCTATAGAGCAAACGTGCAGGCTCGGTGCAGGTGAATTTGATTTTTTCAGCCATGGTTATTTCCTTCGGTCTTTCGTGGTTTCCCGGAAGCCGCCGGTGCGGATCTACCAACCCAAATCGGTCAAATTTTCGACCGGGCTAGCAAAACTCTTGAATATTTCAGCGTTGCCCTTTGGCGTCACTTCGGGACGACGATCGGACAACGGCGCGACTGTCAGGCGATCGCTATCAGGCTTGAAACCCCATTCGAGCGCAAAGGCTTTGCCGTCCGACGAGAGCTTTTCAATCTGCGCCGGGCTCTTGAGTTTCTTGGGCTCATAGGCGAATTCACCGAACCGCGCTGCGGCGGCAGGCTCGGCCCCGGCCTTGAATATCCGGCGAGTTTGCTTTTCGACAAGCTTGGCCGAAGGGACTTCGCAGCCCGTAACCTTGCGGGCAAAGACAACCTTTTCCAGTTCGTTGCCGTAGCGCCGGGCATCATCGCGCAGCGCGTACAAGTCGGACAGTTCTGTGTTTGAAAGCATTTCCAAGAAATCCTCACCATGAGCGTATGTCACAAAGGCATGACGCAGTTTCGGGCAATCCAGCATCACCGGGCAAAACTGGCAGTGATCGCCGGACACAAATTCATCTTCGGGCAGCATTTCCCGCTTGTCAGCGAGCAGCGACGTCATCGCGGGCAGAAGCACTTGGCTTCCCCAATCGACCACTTCACCAATTGACGTTATCCAAAACTCGGGATCCTCGAACAGTCCGTAATAATTCGGCTGGACGATCCCCAGGTGGACGGTAAAATCCCGCGGCATGTTGCGCAGCTCGGGGAACTTCATAATCAGGAGCAAGGCATAGTATAGAAGCTGTTCGCAGCGGTATGCCTGGACGCCAATTCCCTCGCCGTTCTTATAGTCAACCAGCCAAAGGGCCGTGCTATTCCAAAAGCCGAAATCGATCGTCCCTTTGAACAAGGGGTGGATTTCGTCCATGTGGATGGTCTGTTCGATAATGATATTGCCGGGACCATTGGCCATGATCGCCTCGCAAGTGGCAACATAAATTGCAACCGCGTTAGGGTCCAAATCGTCGGGGTGGATTGTGTAGTTGCCGATTTTCTCGCCAACATATTCGTAAGGCTCGGTCCGGTCCAAAAGGCAGCTCGCGCCAAGTTCATGGGCCGCGGTGCCCTTGTCGGCAAAGTCGCTTGTCGGCGGTTCTTCGTACTCGCCTGCCAGCATCAAAAGGCGCTGCAACAGGAAGGACGAACCGCAATTCAAAAAACGTTTTGCCGCAGATCCCCCGAGCGGGGAATGCTCAAAGTCGATCATGGTATCTTCCGTTCATCGTAGTATATCGTGGTTTTTCGTAGTTGCCCGCAGATATACCGCTGCGGGCGCCGGTTTTCAAAACGCGAGTAGAAGGGGGAGGATCACCCCGCGTATTGAAGTTCGAACACCGCTTCCAGTTCCGAAGCAAATTCCTCGTGGTTGGCTTCGGGGATATTGCGCGAGTGCTGCACTTCACCCTCGGGGACATACTTGGCCAGCACCGGCTTGACGCGCTCGGGATTTCCATCCTTCACCGCGCACTGGTTGCAAAGCTTGGACAAGTCGGCGTCCGACCACTTGCGAGCCGCAGCGACGACGGGAGCAGCAGCGGCCGTGGCAAACTGCGCAAACTCGTCATCTTCGGCAGGCGCAGCGGGAGCTGCCGGAGCCGGGATAGGGTGCTTGCCGCCATCCCAGGCGCCATTGACGTACCACTGTTCCGTTCCGTCGCCATTGTTATGGCAATAGGCGGCATCCGTCGGCCGATTGGGATCGACCGGGGGAGCAAGCGGGGCAGCGATAGGCGCGGGCGGGGGCGAACCCGGGCCAGCGGCAAGAGCAGCCGCACCTGGAGCATTACCGGGCTTAACGTAGTTTGGGCTATCCTCGCCTTCACCGGGCAAGCGCTTAACGCCGACCTTCATACGCCACAGGCCCGAGCCAACCTTGGCCTTGGTGCTGGCGTGCTTGTCAGCATTCCAGGCAATGCCGGCCGCGTCCAGTTCAGCATCGCCGCTCTGGACAACCTCGATTGCAGGGGCTGACGGACCTTCGATCACTGCGGCTTCAATTTCTTTCTCGGCAACCTTGACGGGTTCCGCCGCAGCAATTGCGTTCGTGCTGGCACCCCCGAGAAAGGCATAAACGCCTGCGAGCTGTTCTTCACTGGTGACAGTGATAACAACCGAAATTGGATGGTCAAATTTACTCATTTTCAAATTCCTTCTTTGTCGAGAACGCGGTGGATTACGTTCATTTTCTGGAGAGCCCTAACGAAGATTTTTTCCGAAATACTGCCGGGGGCTACAAAAATTCCGGCGGTAACTAAATTCTCCTGTCCAAACCGATCGAGGCGCGACACCGCTTGTTCGTTCTGTGCTGGCACCCAATCAACTTCTGCTATGAAGCAACGAGAGCAAACTGCTTGTAAGCCGTCAACGCCCGTTCCCATGCTTTGAATGTTTCCATTGATAACCCGAATATCAGGGTTGTCAATAAACTCATTGACCCGCGCTTGCCTTTTTAGAGGCGGAACAGAGCCATCAATGCGAAGCGTGCCGTAGCGGGACAATTTCTCGTCCAAAATATCTAAAACTTCCAGGTGCCATCCGAACAGCACCACCTTCTCCCCGTCGGATCCATCGAGCCAATCGGCCACATATTCGGCAATCTGCGGCGCGAGAGCAATTCCCATAAGCCGCCGAACTTCGGCAATGTGACCTAGCACCTGGATATTTTTAACAGTCTGGACGTCGGAAATATCAATATCCAGCATACTTTCTTCGGCTAGTGCTGCCTTGACTGCGCCGGTTTCGGTGAGGCGAATAATTTCATAGTGCGGGGGCTTGAGCTGAGTCAAAACATCACGCTTTTCATGTCGGGTTAAAATATTGACCCTCAGACGATTTTGCAATTCACTTTCCAGCGACGTGCTTTCGAGATTATGCCGTTTGCCGTGGATCGTTTTTATTGTGGCAATTTTGTTATATTTTTCCTTAAATTTCTCCATCCCCATAAAATCTATCGCTTCATGGTCAAAAAACCTTAAAACCACATACGCCTCGGACGGCCGGTTCAACAAAATAGTCCCTGATAAAGCCAAAACATGATCGCAGTAGCTAGCGATTGCGGGCATATCCGTTTCGCCATGATGAAATTTACCCTTGGCATTTCCTAAAATTGCGCGTGTTCTAATTGCATCAATCGACTTGAGCGCGTGGGCTTCGTCAATAATCAGGACTTTCCACTGATATTTGGCGATAGCTTTGATAATCGCTGGATTTGTCGCCGCATTGTAGCTGATAATCTGGTAGTGTGCCGTAGGGTGAATTCCATCTTTAACGTTGAGCATGACGCTCACTTTGACGTTGGGAATTGTGGACCACTCTTTAATTTTATCCGCCCATTGCAGTCGGATTGACGCGGGGACAATTATCAAAGTCCGGTAACTTTCTAACTCATTGCAGAAGGCGATTGCCATCGGGCTCTTTCCGAGCCCCGGGGCGTCCCCAATAAGGCCACCACCACGGGCGAGCACATAATCTAAGCTGGCGCGTTGAAAAGGCCACAGCTCACGTCCTGGAGGCAGACGTTTAGTTCCGCGACCGTCTAACGCCCTGCTGGCTTCAATTTCCTTGTGATAGCCCGCGAGAGCGGGAACATCGTCGGCTAAATCGCACAGTGAGTAGGGGTTTGATGAAAACAGAATTGCTTCCTCACGTGAACTAGCCGACGTGCTAAACGCAAGCCCCCGGTAACTCATGAGGGTTGCAACTTCATTTTTATTGACGGAGGGGACCCGGAGAACGAAAGTCCCATTGGTGCCTTGTTGGACTTTCATAGGTCATAATCCTGCAAGGTGAAGTCGCCGTAGCGCCACGCGATATATCGCCCCAAGACAAGCGGGATTTTGGCAATCTTGGCGCTCGCTTCTTTTCGGGCTTTGCTCTTGGAGCCGGTTAACCGTGAAATCGAAGGTTGCGAAGAATTGAACCCATCTCCGCCTTGCTTAATCCCCGTCGCTTCCACACCGCAATCACGGGAAGTAAACCGCGCCCCTTTGCCAATATCTGTGCGGCGAACCGAAGCAGTCTGAAAAGCCCCTTTGCTTTCGCCATCGAAGCGAAACCCAGGAACTTTGAGCGGCCGGCCCTTTGGCAATGGCATCGGAACATCCCCCCACAGATAATAGGAGCCGAAGTGCCCTTGCGCCTTTCCAACCCATTCTTGAGCCCCACGCACGTTCTCCACCACCATAGGAATATGCCGGCCAGCAGCGTCAGAGGCTTCGCGCTGAATGCGAAAACAGGCATCAAATATCTGGTTGAGTTTTATCCGCTCTGAGCCCGTTTCATCGGCTAGAATCTTGGACCGCTTGGCTTTGGCCAGTTTCCAAGGCATTGCCATATAGGAGTATTGCTGACACGGCGGCGAAGCCACGAGCAAATCGACGTGAGCAAACTGTGAACCATGGAGTTCCAGAATGTCCGCGATTACCAAATCTCCCGGGTAACTTTCGTTGCCATATCGGTGTTCTTCAATATCATAGCCCACAACGTGATAACCTTCGGCTTGAAGTCCCTCGGTCCATCCTCCCAAGCCGCAGCAAAGATCGACCGCCTCCCACACTTTCACAAGTCATAATCCGTATAAATCGAATCCTGAACCAAGCGAAGAAAGATCATCGTATCTTCTACGAGATTATGCAGGGCTGTCATGGCGCGAGGATCGTCGAATGCGGCAAGAATTTCAGCCAGAGACATCCCGGCCATCTGCGCCGCTGCGATCAATTTGGCGCGGTCCACATGTTCTCGGGTGAACTCCCGCGCTCCGAACCGATCACGGCTCACAGGCCCGAGCAATCCCCGTCCCTCCCAAATATGCACTCCCCGCACCGTAGTTCGTCCAGCTTTGGCAATGTCAGCCGTAGTAAGATTAGCCATGCAAAATTTCCTCTAGCTCTGCTTGTGTCAAGCGGCGATCACGCCAATAGGTGATATTCTCGCAGATGAAATATTCCGTTGGTGTTGAGTTCTTTTCGAACCAATCGCCGCTTCCAACTCCGTCGAAAGATGGAGCAATTTGATCCGAACGCCTGACGATCGGCAGGCCGTAGAATTTCAGTTCATTCGCCAGCCGATTAGGTGACGGGGCTTCGGTCATCCGCTTTTCCAGGCCCAAGGCCAGCTTGAGCGCGGGCCAGAAAAATGACAGTTCGCTCGCCGCGTAAAACGGACGCTTGAAATTGACATACTCCAGCCATAGCCGAAGCGCCGCGGCATCCTGCCCGTTATGCGCTTCCGCCCACTTGAGCGACGTTTCTAGCAGCTCGCGGATAAGGCCCGGCTTGCTGCCGCGTTCGATCATTACCCGCACGATTTGATAGGTCGCTCCGCCTTTCGACGGAGTTGGAAGCGGGCTCATATTGTCGGCCTCCCATAATAGGCAATAACCGTTTCGGGGTTCAAAGGATGGAGGCGAGCAAGGATTAATTTTACCACCCCATGCTTTTTGGAATTCTGCATAGGCTGCACAATTTCATGCTCGCCGTAGGCCCGAATATGGACCGCACCTTTCGGGCTTTTCATAGGTCAAATTCCTTATCCTGCGGCGCCAAGCCCCGTTCGAAAGCTTCGCGGGACATAACCGGCATAGGGCCGATCCATGCTATGACTTCATCGGGATAATTCTCGGATGAATTCGGGAACCGCCAATCTTTGCCAACGCGCAAGATCAAATGAGGCTCCAACCATCCGAAATGCCCGATGACGAAAACAACATACCGGCCATCGAACGACGGTGTTCCAGTTTCAATTTTCATAGGTCAAACTCCGAGTTTCCAGGTATCCGCCACTTTTTTGTGGTCGGCTCATAAAACATTTGAATGTCCTGCCGATATTTCAATTCTTGCGAAACCTTAGCGCGGTCCACTCCAAATTTCTTTGCCAGCTCTTGCACTAGAAGCGCCGGGCTAGTGCGGGAGCCTAATTCGGTTATCATTGCGCAAACCGTCTCGGGATCGCTCCAGCTAATCTTGCTCTTTCCAGCCTTGGCTTCCGCGGCGGGGACTTCCTCCGTTCGTGCCAGCATAATCGAATTGCTGTATTTCTTAATTTCCAGATAAAACGGATTTTCAGGAATATCAACCTCTTTAAGCTTTTTGACTTTCAAACTTGTGCCGCTCCCGGTCTTTTTTGCGTATATCACCGCGTCAGAGTTATCGACGAAAACTTGCCCGCCGCGCAGGCCCCGGTTTTCATCCTTGCCAGTGTGGCCGGTTGAAAGTACAAAGCAATCAAAATATGTGGAAATATCTTCGCAGTGCTTGAGCATCATCTTGCCGTCATTATTCGAATTCTCGTCTAAGCCGTTCATCATCCGGGTTAGGGTATCGATCACGAATAAATCTGGCTTGATCTTGTTTTGCACCAGCCAGTTCCGAATTTCCTCCCATCCTTCCTTATCGCCGAACGACGGCACGCCGGGCACAATGTAGAATTCCAGGCCCTCGGCGTCGGGATCTAACCCATGATGCTCGCACCAGGAATCGACGCGCTCTTGCTGGAGCGCAAATCTGGATTCGCCGGCCAGGAACACAACCGAATGCTTGACCGGCGGGGCTCCCCATTGCCCGGCGATCCCGTGCGCCAGTGTCAGAGCCCAATCCAGCGCCACGAAAGTCTTGTAGCTGCCCGAGAGGCCATAGAGGATCCCCACGCCGACGTCGGGCAGGAACCCGGGCACCAGCCACTTGGCTTCCCGCTTTTCCTGCCGTGCGTCTCGCAGCAACATTGGCTCGAAACGCTTGCGAGCTGGAGCGGCCGGATCGTCGGCGAATTCCATACCGGCGAACTTAGCGAAGGCGTCCTGGTTGGTATCAAAGCCCTTGGCTCCGGCCGCGCCTTCATCGCTGTATTTTAGGACACGCTCAATCTTCTGTTCAATCTCCCAATCCTCCCAGGGCGGGGAGCAATGCGGGTTCCACATTTCTTCTAGCAGCTCCAGTGCTGCGCCTGGGGAAATCCCCTTGTCCATGATCGAGGCGACAACCTTGTAGCATGTGTCATCCCCGCCAGAGCCTTCGACCGACACCCGGCCATCTTTGATATAGTTCGCCAGGAGGTCCCGGCATGTTTGGATATTCCGCGGGTTGTCTTTAGAAACGTCCCGCTCCAGGAGTGACGCGCCCCGCTTGCGCTCGGGTACTACCTGGAGGACGGCCGCATTCATCGGCTCCAGAGTGCCCGAGACATATTCGTAGGAGCCGTCAACCGTTTTTGGCCCCGCCACGGTCCTGGATCCAGGCAACACCACATAGCCAGTGGATTTCATTTTTCCCGAACGCTCTTCCAGATAGCCGCCCCGGGTATCAATGCCGGGCGCGATCGTGCTAGCCGTTGTCGGACCATAGCCGCGGAAATAGTGGTGGAACCCGCCGCGGGGGGTTTTGACGGTGTAGGAACGCGCCACGGCTTCCTTTAGGCCGGGGATCTTCTCTTGCAGCTCGCGCCATGCCGGAATGCCCGCGGGGTCAATGTCAAAAACGAAAAGGCCAGAAGGTCCACAGGCAACCCCCCAATTCAGGTCTGGCATTCCCGCATCCCATTGCGCCAGTTGCGCGGGATCGTCGGTTGCCCGAACTTGCCATCCAAAGGAGAGAGCGGGCAGCTTGTCGCCAGGGAGACAAGGGAACACCTTGACGCCTGCCAACTCTGCCGGTAAATTGACCATTGTTCACCCTTGAATGTTCACCCCAGAGCCCCGCGCGTTGTCCAGACGTTGCGGGGCTCGAACTATATAGACTGCCCTAACGTAACGTCCCGGTCAATCCGCCCCATCTTGTGCAGCCAGCCAAGGGGGCCAGCTAGCCCTAGTGTCAAGAGGGGGATCTTTCCAGGCATAGGACAACTCGGGCCAGCGCGCTCGAAATAGAGACGGGCGCTTTCGGCGTCAGGGAACCGCTGGAATAGTTCGAACGTGCTGATGCTGGACTTGCTCATCTCAATATCCAATCGGGCCAATTAGGCATAAGCCAGTGGAAAAACCTACGTCCGCCGCCTTCTGAGTGCAGTCCACGGCAGAACTACCTTCGATCACGATATGGACGCGAATATCTCTCGCCTCGCCTGTGTGCGACTTTGCGCGGGGGACGCGGACATCCGCGTAATAGCGGCGGATCATTGAAAGAGTCCTTCCGCTTCGCACTGCGCCATGAATGCTTCCATCCGTTCGCGCTTGGCGTTCGCGCTTGGCGATCACCTTGGCGGGCGACTTACGGTAATCCTTGAACTCGCCGCAGTTGCGGCATTGCTTCCCATAACGGATGACGTTGAAATCATCGTCATAGAGCGGAACCATCTGGTCAAAGAGCGCCCCGCCAGAGGGGCAGCAGGTTTTGCAGATTTCGCTTTTCATGTTCATTCCTTTCTCATTTTCCCTATAACACTAGGTAATAGCTGTCAAGTGTGAACAAATGGTTAAAGGTCAAATTGTTTTTGAAAAAATTGCGTCACTCGGTTTTCCGTTGCGCTCATTCCCTCTAGAGCGGGATCCTGACGCGCTTTGGCAATCGCTCTGGAAACCCTTTGCGCGGTGAATTCCAATAGGTGTTCAGGCACATTCAGCAACGCTCTAACGGCAACATAGTGATAGTCGCAACCCTTTTCAGGGATCACACTCGCAATCCATCGGGCAAACTGACTGATTCGGTTTTCGTCATTGGTTGCAGCCCCGTCAATCAAAGCATGTGGAATTGCATCGAGCGGCAAAGATTCGCCGATGGCGTCACCTAGTGGCTTGAGATTATTTTTTGCAAACCAAACTAGATCCTCCCCCATTAATTTCAACCATGTGGGATTGCGCAGCAATAAGGTGCGATGGTAGCTTGATAGCTGATTGGCTTTTCGCAAAGATATCACAATATCTTCAAATGGGTTTGAAGCGGTTAGGGCGTTTAGGCACCCGGCCTCAAACATTTCCTTCACCTTTTTTAGGGGAATTTTATATTCCTTTGATATTTGGTAGATAGTTTTCATAATTTAACCCCTTTTAGTGATTAGATTGGTTAGGTTCCTTACCTGCCCTAATCACGTTTTATTGCATTTAGTCAATAGTCCGTCAACCCTTTTTATATCTAAAGTTTTCAATGACTTAATGTGGTTAGATTGGTTAGGTTCCTATCTCGTAATGCGCGTGCGCCCGAATAGTGCGAAGCAATCCGCTTCACTCATTCCAGCCTACGCCTATCGGCGCTTAACGGCTTCCATTCGTTCAGCTCAAATAATTTTAAAATCTCAAAATCTTATAATTCTCTAAATTTTCAAAACGCTTTAAGCCCATTTTTCAACCCTCGCGTGGCATTCCAACACTCACCCGCGCCAAAATTCACTATTTCTTAATTTTTCCCCATTATCCTGGCCAATGAAAGGAATTTCCATCATGTCTAGGGATTATTCAAAGGTTCGCAAAGAATTTTGGGCCATGAAAACCCGCGAAGGGATCAGGTCCGATATGATCTTGGCCCGGTTAGACGGTAATCCCGAAGCATACTGGCGCGCCCGTGATAGATTGGCGGAAGCATTCCCCGATCTTCGCAATAATTGATTATTATTTGAAATTATCCCTTGACACCTATGCCCTTATGTCATATCATAGGGGCATAGGGCAGGGAATTAGGGCATGGTCGATCGAAATTGCGGAAAGGATGCTTTTTTGAAATTTCTCTCGGCATGGGGGAGTGGTTAGAATGCGCAGCGCGATCGCCGGGCCGGGGTCAACCCGCTCGATATTTTCCAAATTTCCCCTTAGCATCCCCTAACGTAATAGCTGCCATGCCTCCCAAGCGGCCCCCTTGCCAAGTCCAAATCTCTCTGATAAATTGCAATCAATTCCCACGACTACCGCCCTGTGACGACTACGAAGCGGAACCATAGTATGCGGGGATTGGAGGGGCTTTTCTGGTGGGCCTCACGGGGGAAGGCATCCCAACCGAGTGTGGGCCATGCCGATAAATAAACTCCCCTTGAACGATCAGACGGCTACCCGAGCCGAAGGTGTTCCATTTTAGCACATGGGCCCAAAACACCACGGGAATTTTCCAATTGACACGACCGACCAGAAACAACTACCAACTCCAAACGCGGCCCGGCCCCGAGGCGTGACAAGCGTTCAATTCCCATGATTGTGGTATCTCATGGAAAGCGAGAACTACAATATCGGGCACGCCATCACGCTACGATACCAACCCGGAGAAACCACATGGCTTTTGAAAATGATGGAATTGTAGTCGAATTTTCATTCGGCGGAATTACTCTAACTCCTAGCGAGGGACCGGAAAATCTCTTGACCGTAACTAAGAACGGCGTCTCTACTTTCGTCGGGGCCGGTCACTTCGCCAAGATTATCGAGGCCGGCCTATTCTCTGTAGTGGATGATACCGCAGACGGCGTGCTGGAACTGACGCAGAAAATGGAAGCCGCGCCGGAACCCAAGTCCGCTTGTAGCATGGGCCGGTTCGAGCTGATCCACTACAAGGATGGCTCATTGGGGATCCACATCGCCCCTGACTACGGTATCGAGAGCAACTTCGAATTCTATCTCGACGGCTGGACCTTGAAAGGCAACTCGGGCGCTCCGTCTGACAACGGAGTTGGTAGCGGCGACACCTTCGAAGCCGTCTCACCAAACGCCGAGAAGATCACGGTCAAATCCAGCGCATTGACGGCCTTCCTCGAACGCCGACTAACCCCAGGCGAGAGTGACGCCTCAATCACGGTTTGACTGGCTGGCCTCCCGGGAATATACCAGCTCGGCCTGGAGAAAAATCATAGGGGACATTTGATATGAACAGCATTCCTTTCGGCCGGATCTTCAACACCGAAGGCCCGTGGTGCCAGAATACCCCGGTCCCCTTGACCGGCACTCTTGTTCTGGCCGAACTCGCCCGCATTCCCCTGCCCGGCGGCTACATGGGACCGGGCGGCCAGCTCGACCTGGACTTTATCTTCACTTCCACCGCAGTTGCCGCTCAAACTCTCGCCGTCCAGCTCAATGGCACCGAAATCTTCACGGTCACAGTCGCCGCAGCGGGCCATACCAGGGAAGTCTTGACCTTCACCAACCGGAACGATCCCGCGGTGCAAATCCTGAATTCCACCGAAGCCCCCGACTTCGTAATCACCGACTTCGACACAGAGGCAGATATGGTGCTGACGGTCACAGGCATCCTTGCCGATATCACCGACACCTTGACCCTTGAGAAAATCACTTCGTCCTTCACCTACAGGACTTGACGGCCAATCCAAAATGACCCAAAACGGGACGCCTTTCCAGGCATCCTCTCCCAAACTTTCATAGGCCCGGCCCTTGCGCCGGGTCTTTTTTTATGTTTGATTATACCCAGCGGCCCAAAACGTAGATAGGCCCCACGGGTGATTTGGCAGGGGTTGCGCCCTGGATCAAAATAGCAGTCTGGAAAAGGAAACAACGATGGCATCGGAGATTAACCAAGTGGTCCGGCGTAAGCGTCTCGGGGAATTGCAGGACAAGTTGCACGCACGAACCGACGGGGCCGGTAAATCCATTCCCTGCTATGCCGAAAGCAATGAAGCGATCAAGGCCGAGATTTCCCGGCTTGAAACCGTCATCGCCAATGAGTAAGGATTTCTTCGACCGCCGACTGTCCGGCGAGGAAAGCGTCCGCGGGGCTCAAGGAATGGAAGGCCGACGCTCCCGCTTTGTCAAAATCCAGAAGGCCAAAGATGGGATCCATAAACCAAAGCAACGCGCCTTCCGCGACTTTCGTTCCCCGAAATTCGTCACCGGCCGCAGCTTTTTCCATGTTAAGGGCGTCAAGCAACCGTCCAGCATGACCAATCTTCTCGTCTCGGGCCACTCGAACGTGAAGATCGGCAAGCGCGTCCTCGCCAAGAAATTCTATGGCTACGATATTTACACCCTTAGCCTTGAAGAACGCAACACTTGCCCGCGCTCATGCCTCCATTGGGAAAATTGCTACGGCAACAATATGCCCTATGCAAAGCGCGTGGATCATACCGCCGATGACTTCCTCCCGCGTCTGGCGTCAGAGCTGAAAAATCTAACCTATTGGCAGGAGCAGGGACGATCGAGTGGCCGCAAAGGCGTGCTAATCCGCCTCCATGCCCTCGGGGATTTCTATTCGGTCGAATATGTCCAGTTTTGGGCCGAAGCGTTGGGAAATCATGCTACGCTCGCGGCATATGGTTATACCGCTCGAAAGCCCGATACTGAAATAGGGCAAGCCCTTCTCGCGGTGAAACAGCAATTCGGCGATCGGTTCATGATACGCTGGAGTGACGGGGGCGTGGACAAAGATTGCACCGTTTCGATTGAGCGACCCGAAGACAAGCCCTCCGACGCCTTCCAGTGTCCCGAGCAATTCCCTGCCTTCACCGCGGCCGGCGTCGAAATCAAGTGCGACAACTGTGGCCTATGCTGGTCCACTACCCGCAACGTCGCTTTTCTGGAGCATTGAAATGGCCGACGATACCGTAGTTCCTCTTGGGGCCTGGCGCTGGAATGCGAGTGATAGCAATAGCCCTGCGGATTACTCAATTCGTGATATGCTGGTGATGGCACTCCATCGCCTCGATAGTGGGGATTACCCAGCCGACCACATGATTTTGATAATCGGGGTCATCCATGAGGATCGTTCGGTGGATACCCAAATGATGCAGGCGGGACCGTTTGACAACTTCGCACAGCTCGGGTTAATGACCCAGGCTAGTCGTGGATTTCTTGAAGGTAAAGTTTGGCCGTAATGGAACCGACCCCCGCCCTGAACGATCCCGAGAAAACCCCCGGCCGGGTTGTGGCAAACATGCCGCAAATCTCGGGCGAAGCTTATCAGCATGTGGGCCGCTATGCCGGCGCCGTGGTCATGGCTTGCTTCGAACAGATTGGCGGGCTCGCCAGGATGCAGACTTGGGCGGATAGCAATCCGACCGACTTTTACACGAAGCTGTTTCCCAAATTGGTACAGCGATCAGCGCAAGTGGACGTCTCGGGCGTAGTGACAATCGACGACGCCATTGCTAGGCTGGAAAACCAGCCCATAATGCTCGCTGACTACAGCGCTTCAACTTTCGTCGAAGATGAAAGCGAAGTGGAGACGGCCGAATATTTTGATTTGTAACCGCTGAACGGAGAACAGCAAATGAACGACCTGGAATTGAAAGTCCTCGCTTTGGGCGAGGCACACCGCCGCATTCGGGATCAGGGCGAGGATTCGCTTGCTTTTAGCAGTCCTGAGATTGTCGCTGAACTTCTCGTGGAAATGCACAAGACAGCTTCGGCTGTGGTCGATATGATCCGTAAGGAACTCGGCCTTTGCACCGACATTGAGCGCAAGCTGAACCGCTGGATATTCCCGCTGGCCCTGTGGGAGCGTGAACGAGAAGCGCGCGAGGATGCACAGCGCGAAACCAAGTTGCAGGCGATGTATAGCCGCCCCGCAAGTACGGCCGACCTTGATATGCGCGACCATATGGCAGCGCGAAATCAATGCGCGGAACCCAGGGATGTAGAAAATATGCCTACGCCATCGATCTCGCGCGAAAATTATGACAAGCTGCAAGCCTATGCGATGGATTTGCAGAGCCAGCTTTACGGAGTTTGAGTCATGGGCCTACTTACCCATCCGGAGGCAATGGTGAAGTGCGCCAATTGCGGCGAGCCGTTCCCCGCGCATATTCCTAGTGACTTTATAGAACACCCGGGACCTGATTGCCCGGATAAATCTTTGCGGCAATGGAAAGCGCCCGAGGTTAAATCATGACAGAGTGCAACTTCGGTAGCCCCGACGGCATTGGCAAGCGGCTGGCCTATTGGGCAAACCAGCTTTCGCGCGACAAGGGTTATCCTTGGGTAGGAACTGGCCTGATCGATGATTTGAAGTGCGCTGCAAAGCTGCATGGTGAAGAACCCGATGCACTCTATCCGGATTATGTCGCCCCCGCAGTGGAGTTTGACCTATGAAGACTCTCTCGCTCTATCACGGCCAGCTTGAATCTCTGCGCCACCAGCGTGAGGAACTGGATAAGGATATCGCTCAGGTGCTTGCCGAAGGCGTGATTGACGGTCATAATATCTATGACTTGTTCTATCCCTCGAAGATCGATACCAAGCAAACGAGGTTTGACCTATGACCGCTATCGCAATCAAACAGAAAATGGCGGTACTCCGTTTATCCGTCGTCATGCAGAAACTGCATGATACCGCGACTGATATCGGGCTCCCCGACACCGAACGCACCGACGCCGCGCGTCAGCTCGCTATGACGATGAATACTCATTTCGAGCTAATAATTCTGGGACTTAGACAAGCCGGGGGAGCGCGCCGACCGTAATGGAGAAAATAGCAATGAGTGAAATCGGGGATAATTCGGGGGATGACCGCTTGCGCCTTCTGATTGAGCGCGTTGAGCGCCTTGAGGAAGAAAAAAGGGGTATCGCCGACGATATCAAGGATACCTACGCCGAAGCCAAAGCGGTTGGGTATGACGCCAAAATTATGCGTCAAATTGTGCGTCTCCGGAAAATGAACCCGGATGACCGGTCCGAAATGGAAATGCTCCTGGATACCTACAAACGGGCTTTAGGTTTGGACTATAATCTGTAATGGATATCGCCGGGATTGCAGCCGAATATGGGATTTCCAGCGACGAAGTGCGCGGGCGCTATCTGGCGCTGAAAGCCGCGCAATGGAAATCCGACTTTCGGTTATTTTGCCGCGACGTAATCAAGATACGGACCAAGACAGGCGATCTTGAAAAGTTGGTGCTGAACGAAGCGCAAACGATTCTTCACAACGCTGCCGAAGCGATGCTTGATACCGAAGGCTGGGTGCGTCTCGCCGGGCTCAAGGGACGCCGCCAGGGCTTTTCCACCTACGTTGCCGCTCGCGGCTATTGGCGCGCCACACTGTGGGACCGCCAGCGAATTTACATTCTCTCGCATGAGCAGAAATCCTCCGATGGCCTATTTGATATGGTCGCACTCATGCAGGAGAAAAACCCGTTTCCGCCTGCCGTCGGTACAGACAACGCGAAGGAATTGGAATTCGTCAAGCGGGGATCCAGCTACAGTGTTGCCACGGCGGGGCAGAAGGCGGGTGGACGCGGCGGTGCCGTATCGTTCTTTCACGGCTCGGAAGTTGCTTGGTGGACAAACGCGGAAGATCACTTCTCGGCTTCGGTGCAGTCGGTGGATGAAGTTCGCGGCGTGCAGGGAGTGCTTTGGCGTGAGCCACCAAATCCACTTCCATTTGAGCTGGGTATCGGCGAAATCACTGGCTGGATCAAGGCACCGTCTGAAATCTGGCTGGAGACGACTTCGGCGGGTCCAACGGGGACTTTCTATAATCGCTATATGGACGCAATGAAGGGAAAAGGCCGCTATCGGCATGTTTTCGTGCCGTGGATCGTGCAACGGGAATACAAGGAAGCCGGGGATTGGGTTGCCGAAGTCGAACCCGAAGATGAAGGCGAATTGTCCGAGGAAGAATATCAGGCGCTCAACAAACTTTCAGGTGCGCAGATGCTCTGGCGCCGTACCAAAACGCATGAACTTGGGTCTGCGGGAAAGTTCCGGCAGGAATATCCGATTGACGTTACCGAAGCCTTTGGCGCAACCGACATTGCCGACGTATTTATCAAACCTTCCACGGTGCTGCGAGCCCGTCGCCGGGGTTGGGATGAAATCCCCGATGCCCCCTTGATTATCGGGGTGGACCCCGCGGGCTCGGGCGGCGACCGCTTTGCCGTTGCCTTCCGCCGCGGGGACGTTTGTTTTGATATAAAGGTACGCCATAAGCTGGAGCATGACGACGCCGTAGCGTGGCTGGCTTCCATCATTGACGAGTATCGGCCCGAGCGTATGTGCGTCGATCGAGGTAGTTTCGGCCAGAACATCATTTCGTCGCTTCGCAATCAGAAAGCGAAGTACGCCGACACTATCCGGGGTGTCGATTTTGGAGGGACTTCCAAAGCAAAACAGGCCCATCCGAAGCGCGCTGGACCCTGGAATAAAAGGGCAGAGATATGGGGGAATTGCAACGATTGGCTTAAACAGGGAGGCTGCATTCCAGACGAGGACGATTTGGCCAGCGATCTTTCCGGCCCTAAGCTGATCTATAGGCAAAATAATGATTGGCTTCTCACTTCAAAGTCTGATATGAAGAAATTAGGTATCAGATCTCCCGATTTGGGGGATGCTCTTTGTTTAACTTTTGCTTTTTCAGAGTTTTTTGATAGTTGGGGTAAGCCGGAAGTTGTTCGCGGATTCGAAGCTGGGTTACCACCCAGAGAAAACTATAACTATCGTTCGGGGGACGAAATTGATAACTATGATGAAATGTCAGGAGTCCAAACAGGTTGGATGTTATGAATTCTTTTCCCGCGCCTAAATGGAAGAACAAAACTAAAGATACCAAGAGGACTTATGCTTCTTGGAATTCGATGTTGCACAGGTGCTACGACCTGAATTCAGTCTCTTATAAATATTACGGTGCGAGAGGGATAACTGTTTGTGATCGCTGGCGGGAAAGCTATGATGATTTTGTCGAGGATATGGGGCTACGCCCGGAAAATATGACTCTGGATCGTAAAGATAATTCTCTTGGGTATTCATCTGACAATTGCACATGGAAATCTGTGGAATACCAAAACCGCAATAAACGATCAACGAAGCCGAGAGAATTGAATGGGGAAATCAAGACGTTGGCTGAATGGGCTAGGGATATCCCGATTACCCGAGAAGGAGTTGCTTATAGGCTGAAAACTGGGGTTTCATTTGAGCGTGCGATAGACCCAACTCCTCTCCGGACGCCCCCAAAACACGGGACCGCTACCATGGGGAGTGGGCGTTATCGGTGTACGTGTGCGTCTTGCAAAGCGGCGGTGAAAGAGTATCACCGCTTGCGTTATATAAGGTTGAAGGCTGGAAAAGCCCTTCAATTCGATCTTTAGGGGTAACTCGATATGTCGGCAACGTGGATCCAAGGATTGACAGACGACCCCAATCAGGTCGTGCGGACCCGATCAAAAACCCCCACGGGGTTCAAAACCGGGGAAGCTTTCCTTGAGGAAATGCGCGAGCGTTACGATACCGCCAAGGGCTTCAATCAGCACAACCAGGAGGCCGGCGAGGAAGATGCGAAATTCACTGTAGGCAATCAGTGGGAAAGCATTGTTGAGCAAAAGCGCCGCACCCAGCGCAAGCCCGTTCTGACATTCAATCGCCTAGTGGCCTTCATGGCCCAAATCGTTGGCAATCGTCTCATGAACGAGACGGAAATCCGGGTGTGGCCGGACAAGAGTGGCACCAAGGCCGTAGCCGAGCTGCGCGAAGGGCTCATTCGCTCGATCTACAAGAATTCGCAGGCCGTTTTCGCCCGCGACGAAGCGATGAAATACCAAGTCATCGGGGGCCAAGGCGCCTTTTGTCTGCGGGTAGAATACGCTTCGGACGACGTTTTCGAGCAGCAAATTTCGCTTGCGCCAATCTCCGATCCCTATGCGGCCACTTGGGATCCTCTTTCGGTCGAGCCTAGCGGCGGCGATTCTGAATACACCTGGGTCGAGGACGATATGCCCAAGGCGGCATTCAAGAAACGCTGGCCGTGGGCGGCTGAAACGTCTTTCTCGGATAGCACTTCATGGAATGGCTCGGGATATTGGCTCCAGGAAGACACTATCCGGGTTGTCAGCTATTGGCGCATGGTGACGGAAGGGACCAAAACCCTTGCGCTTTACCTTGACGGCACCGTGCATGACGTTACCGATAAGGAAGAATACGAGTATATCAACTATGTGGATCATCGCTCGGATGGCTCCCCCTATACGCGGGAAGTCCCCAACCGCTTTGCTCGCATGTACCTATGCTCTGGCAAGGATATCCTTGAAGGGCCTTTCGACTATCCGATTTCCTCGATCCCGGTCTATCGCGTCCCTGGCTGGGAAATCACCGACGGCGAGCAGATCCACCGTTTCGGCCTTATCCGCTTCCTGAAAGATCCCCAGCGCCTCGAAAATTATTGGGCTTCCATGTATGCAGAGCAACTTGTTGCCGCGCCTCGCAATAAGTGGCTGACGACGCCGGAAGCTATCAAAGGTCATGAAGCCCGCTGGCGCCGGAGCCCGATTTCCGACGATCCATTCCTGTTTTTCAATGACGGCGAAAATGCGCCGGTCCATGTGCCGCCCCCGCCGGTCGATGGCGCACTCATGGCCGAACGCGCGAACATGACGCAAAATCTCAAGGATATTTCGAATATCCATGAGGCCAATCTTGGGATGCAGTCCAACGAAGTCTCAGGCAAGGCGCTCCAGCAACGTCAGATGATTTCGGATGTTGGCAGCTTCATTTACCACGATCGGCTGCGAATTGCCGATGAACGCTGCGCTCGGAATATCGATGAATTGATCCCGTTTCTCTATGATACCCAGCGCATGGTCACGATTATGGGCCGCGACAACAAGCCGATTATGCAAGTCATCAATGACCCTTCGCAGCCCGATAGCGATATCACTATTGGCAAGTACGGAATTACCGTCAGCGTAGGACCGGCGACCGAAACCAAGCGCACGCTCGCGGCCGAGCAGATGATGGCTTTCGTGAACGCTATCCCCGGCGTGGCTCAAGGCGTTATGGATCTTGTCGCCGAATCGCAGGATTGGCCGAAAGCCGACGAATTTGCGCGCCGCTTCCGTCTCATGCTGCCGCCGGGGACGATCCCTGACGATGAATTGACCGACCAGGAAAAGCAAATGATGCAGGCCAACCAGCAAAAGCAACAGATGACCGAACAGCTCGCCATGGCGCAGCAAAAGGCCGAGATTTCCGACCGCGAGGCGCAAGCCAATCTCCGCACGGCGCAGTCCAATTTGGCGCTTGCTCAAGCGTACAAGGCGCGGCTCGATGCCGACGCGCGGACGGCCGACGTTGAAGGCAAAAACGAAGATCGGGCGACCGGGCACGTTATGGACGCGATCGACCAACATAATCAGGTCCAACATGACAACCAACAGCTCAACCTGCAATCCGAGCAACAGGACCATAATCAAGGGAAGGACGTCGCAACTCTTGGATTAGCTGCGGCTACGCAAGTCCATAACGAGCGCATTGCGACGGCCGATCAGAGGTTCCAACAGGAGCAAGCCGATAGTGGCAATACCGGAGAACAAGACAATGTTTAGATTTTCAGACCGCAAGCACCGATATCTTTGCTCAACCACGATCGAGGGCGACGACGGCATGGAAGTGGGCGCGGGATTTACCGAAGCTGCGCAGCGCATGAGCGGCGATGACAATCGCCCCAAGCCCCCGGAAACCCCGCCAGCTCCCGCGGCCGATGATGATCAAGGCGGCGACGATCGAGGCGGCGACGATCAAGGCGGCGACGATCAAGGCGGCGACGATCAAGGCGGCGACGATCAAGGCGGCGACGATCAAGGCGGCGATGATGACCAAGGCGAGGATGACGACGGGAAGCCCGCCAAGGGCACGGCGAAATATATCCGGGAATTGCGCAAGGAACGCCGCGCCGATCGCCAGAGAATTGCCGACCTGGAAGCGAGGCTTGGGAAAAATTCTCCTCCCCCATTGACGCCTCCCGCGCCGGGTGTTACGCAAGCTCCTACGAGGACGGCTCCGGATCCTTTGGATTCGACAAAATACCCTCTCGGCGTTCTCGATGATCGTTATATCGAGGATAAAATCGATTGGTCGGCCGAACAAAAAGTGGCTGGCGCAATCGCCGGCCAGCGCCAGACCGAAATGGCGCAAGCACAGCAGCAACGCGAAACAGAACGTGTAACTGCGGTGCGCGCGAAAGTGGACGACCTTCTCGATAAGGGCACAGAGCTTTTCCCCAATTATGAGGAAAAAGTTTTGGAAGCTGGCCTCGCAGGCAAGTGGGATCTTACCGAAACGACGTTCACCGCCGCTTCTGAAAGCGACCACGGCGCGGAAATTCTCTACAATTTGTCGCAAGACAAGGCAGAGGCAACCCGCGTTGCAGCCCTTAGCCCGACACAACAAATCAAGTATGTGATCGAGCAAGAGGGAAAAATCGCTTTGAAGCGGAAACCGCGGGTTAAGCCCCAAGCTGGGGAACCTCCCGCAAGCGCACCAAGGGGCCGGAACGCAAGTAGCCCCATTCGAGAAGACACAGAGAATCTGAACGACTTTCGGAAACTCTGGTACAAAAGTGCCTAACCCGTAGGGGAATTCTCCTACGATCAATTTCAACACAACGTAGGAGTTTTCCCCATGGGCGCCGTCACTGTCGATCAAGCCAAGCTTGTCATGAATGTTTTCTGCACCGTTTTCGAGGATAATCTCGTCACGGGCGAAGCCGTCGAGTGGAATGTCCATTCGGGCGAAATGGACGACCGGAACAAGCTGACGGTTGTTGAGCAGATTGGTCCCCGCTACAAGATCACTCGCACGCAGAATGGCGTGAAGGATCTTACGGCCGGCACCGATGGCTCCGTTTTCGGTTCCGAGCAGTTCACCATTGACGGCACTTTCAACGCCAACATGGGCTGGTCCGATTTTGCCGCCATTCAGTCGATCGGCGATGCTCGCAAGAGCAAGGCCCTTCTCGGCGCCGCAACTTCGCTGGCCGAGCAGATCGATGCCTATATTCTCGGCATCGCGCTTCTGGCCCCGAATAACTGGACCGGCACGCCGGGCAACAGTCTGGCCGCTTCGGTTGACGTCACCGCGGGCTATACTCGGCTGAAAGAGGAAGGTGTGGGCGACAACGATCTTCGCGCCATTCTCAACTACACCGACAAGATGCTTCTCGGCGATCAGGTTATCAAACTCCCGGGCGTCCAGCCGATTGCCAAGGATACCTATCGCCAGGGCTTTTCGGGCGAGATTAACGGCTTGCCGACGATGTTCACCAATCAGCTCACCACTCTTACGGTGGGTACTCGCGTTGCGGGTGCGGGCGCCGTCAATGGCGCTGCGCAGAATGTGAACTATGCCGACGTTGCCATTTCGACGGCGAACGGCCGGTTCCTGACGCAGACCATGGCAGTCGATGGCTACGCGGCTGGCGCGACGATCAAGAATGGCGAAGTCTTCTCCCTGCCCGGCGTCTATGCCTACGATAACCGCAAACAGGCTCTTGTGAGCCCGGCTCGCCTGGAGCAGTTTACTGTGGTTGGCGATTTTGTGGCCGATGGCGGTGGCGCGATTGCCGCTCTGCGGTTCTTCCCTGCCATGGTTGTCCCGGCCACGGGTGCGGGCGATAACGTCAACATCAACAGCGCACAGGCGACCGTCAACGCGGCGCCGGCCGATAATGCCGTGATTACCTTCCTGGGTGCCGCGAGCGCAACGCTTGCCCCGCGGTTGATTATCCAGAAGGAAGCAATCGTGGTGGACACGATCCCGCTGATTATGCCGGCAACCGGCATCGCCATGCGCAAGAAATTGTCCAACATTCCGGTGACTGTCCGTATGTGGCAGTGGAGCGACTTCTACACGGGCGCCCATAGCGTTCGCTGGGACGTCGCCATGAATGGCAACATTCGGGAACGTCGCCGGGCAGTTCGCATCAACGGCGCCTAATTTTCGCCTCGCCCGTTCTCCGGGTGCGAGTGGACGGAAACCCCTCTGGTGCTGCCTGTACCGGAGGGGTTTTTGATGAAGGATGAAAGCGAATGTCTCAACTCCAAGAACGCTACCGCCCGGTCCCGATGACCGCAAATGCCTCGCTGGAGCTGCCAGCTTCGGCAAACCTCGGGGGCTTTCTCGCGCTGACTTCGGGCACCATAACCGTGGTTGACAGCACTGGCGCCACCGTTATCAATGGGGTTCCGGTGACTGCCGGGATTTACACCCCGACACCGTTCATGCTTTCGGGGGGCGGCTTGAATTCCGTCGTTACTTTGGGCGGCGGGGCAAGCGGCACTCTCGGGACATACTGACATGGTAGCATCGATTTTCTCGCAGCAACAATCCGGAGGTCCCGGCTCCAATTGGATATTGCACGGCGGGATTTGGGCCGACACAGGCGTTTGGGATGACGCCGCAGTTTGGATTGATTGATGGCCAAGCAAACGATCAATAATGGCGAGAGCGGCGCCGCAACTCGGGCGGCTATAAACGCGAATTTCACCGAATTGTACGGAATGGCTTCGGCTCTTGTGCTACTCGGGGAAGTCACTACCGCGGCTTCACAGGACAGCGTGGACTTCGCGGCCATTGCCGCCACCTTCCGCGATCTTGAGGTTCGGGTTAGTGGACGCGCTCTTGCCGCTGCCGCTGTTGTCGGGGTCTTCCTTCAATGCAACGCGGATGGCGGAGCAAACTACGACGACTTCCTATTCCAGTATCACCAGTCGGGCGGGGGCACGGTGGAACACATGGATGCGACGTCGGCCTTTGCGGGGTACATCACCGGCAGCACCGGACCCGCCGATTTCGCCGACTCTATCAGGGTTGATATCTTCGACTACAAGAACACCAACTTTTTCAAATCCATGCAGAACCAAAGCGGCCCCCACGTTGCGACGGGCTCGGCGGGGCTCTACACGCAAATTGGAACCATGGCGTGGAAAAGCAAAGTAGCTATCAACGAGATTACCATACTCTGCGCTGGCGGCTTCGTTGATGGCTCCGTGGTAAGCCTCTACGGGAGAATGTAGGGCCGAGCGATTTAATTTTTAACAGGAGAAAACCGATGGACAAAGAACAACCCAAGATCGAAGGTGAGCCCTACGAATACAAGCCGTGGCCTAAGTGGTGCGTTGACGCTGACGGCAATGGCGACATTTTCGAGAGCGCGGGCGAAGTTCCCGATGGCTGGTCGATCGACGGCAAGGTGAAGAACCCGCCGGCTCCGTTTGTGCCTCTGACGCCAATCGACCCCCCGCTGCCTGCCCCAGCTTCGGCTCCGGCTCCGGTGGAGGCGCCTGCGTTTCCTAGCGTGGCTCAAGGCCCTCTGGATCCGCCTGCGCCCCTGGATCCTCCCGCCCCGCCCGAGCCCACGGGAATG